TAGCGAGGAGCCGGGCGAGGATGGCAGCGAGGATCCCGGCGAGGGCGGCGGCGGTGAGGGCGGCGGGCGCGGCGGGCGCGGCGAGGGCGGCGGCGAGGATCCCGGCGAGGATGGCAGCGAGGATCCCGGCGAGGATGGCAGCGAGGATCCCGGCGGGCGCGGCGGGCGCGGCGAGGGGAGCGGCGAGGATCCCGGCGTGGACGGCCGCGAGGATCCCGGCGTGCGCGGCGTGCGCGGCGAGGGGAGCGGCGAGGGGAGCGGCGAGGGAGGCGGCGTCAGGAATTCTGGTGATTGAATTACGCTATCTGCTTGTTCTTCTTGTTTATTACAAGGTGCTTCAGTTTCAATATAAAACGGTTCTTCATCTATTGTTATATCTTTTTGAAATTGCGAACCAACAGATGATATATGATTCCTTGTAATAACATCTAGATACATGTCGTCTAATGCTTTTACTCCATCTGTTAATTCCTCATTTCGTTGTTTATTTTTATCAACCATGTCCTTTAAATAATTTAAATAAGTTTCAATATTTTTTTTTTTTTCTACATTACATTGTGAAAAAAACAATACTCCCACTGCTAATTTTAGACTTTCTTTTAGTTTAATATCTTCAGGTCCAGATACTTGTGGATCCATAGTTATACAATATTAATATAATATTAATATTATATTAATATTATATTAATATTAAAATAAAAATAATACATATATATAAAATGACCATGACTAGTGACGAAAAAAATAATGAATGGCTACAGTTTATTGAATTTGTAAAACGTAAATATGGAAATTATAGTTCTGAACTTATTAGAATTAATGAATATGCTAGAAATGAATCTAGAAGTGTAGCAGAACATTATAAATTATATTACGACTCAAATATAAGTAGTACAGCAAAATTAGATTATTTATTAAAAGATGCTAATTTTATTGCACTACTTGGTTTAAATAATCCTGAAGAAGTATCAAAATTCACAGAAATTTACAATGATACTGATTATTTAATGAAATCATTGAATACTAGACAAGACAATATATATATAAAATGTAATCCTGTAGATGATAATGGTGTTTCTGTAGAAGGTTCCAATAATATGTATACACAAAATTTAAATAGTATAGATTCCGTATTAACAGAAGGTGTTCAATCTTTTTCACCTAGCCAATTATATAGTAATGTAGGATTACAAATTTTTCTTTGTTTAATATTTATAGGTATTATTTATGGTATAGGATATGCAATATTTAAAATGTTTCCTTCGTATATGATAAAATCCAAAGAGCGCGCTTCTGCTGCTCCTCCCAGTAGTGCTGCTGCTGTTGCTCGTCCTAGTGGTGCTGCTGCTGCTGCTGCTCGTCCTAGTGGTGCTGCTCGTCCTAGTGGTGCCGGTACCGGTATATAGTTTTAAATAAATGTAGCATTGTGTGTTTCGCAAGATACAGGATGATAACTATTTGTATTTATAATATTATCAGGTTGTTTTTGAATTGTACCTACCAATTCTTCTTCTAATGAAGTTTGTTTCATAGCATTAGCATTATTTAAATTTTTCATATTTTGTGATTTATTATAAGTACTAGGTGCCATTACTTTATGATCTACATTACGAGAACGCATTACAAATACTATTGCTGCTATTCCAAAAAATAAAGCAATTAAAGGATTAGTATTTAAAAATAATAAAATTACTATGGCAATAAGAGAGAAATACGCGTACGTATTATTTATATGTGGTGCCATGTAATATGGTGTTGAAACATTACTTATTAAATATAATAATATAAAAGCAACCAAAATTATTTCATAAGCAGTCATATTTTTCAATTTTTTAAAATTGTTCGATATATTAATAGAATTCATTATAATATACTAAAATATTTTATTATTATAATATTTTATTAATAATAAAATAATAAATTATAAAATTATAAAATTATAAAATTATAAAATTATAAAAATTATAAAATTATAAAAATTATAAAAATAATAAAAAAATAAATTGATAAAAATAGTGTTTATTATTTAAATAATATTAACTAAAAAAAATGATGCTGAAAAAAATAAGTCCTAAAAATAGAGATAGTTACGTAGAGTTACAACAAATTATAGAAACTTTAAAAAAAAACGGACTTAACAGTTATTTAGGAAACAAAGGATATAGTATGTATAAAATTTGTTTAACTCCTAAAATAATAGAATTTATTAAAAACGAACTAACTGTTAAACCTTTTACTCAAAATTCTTATGCTGAAACCAAGTCATTTCCAATTTATCAAGAATCAGAAAAGAAAATATATGTTCCAAGATGCTGGGGTATTAAAATGTTTGGTTATCCTAAATTATTAAAAATATCATTTGGAGAATCTATAAATCTAAATTTTAAGGGACAATTGAGAGATTATCAGACAAAAGTGTTAAATGAATATTTAAAAGCAATTGAGTTTGGAACTCCTGATAATATTAATAAAGGCAACGGGACAGCATTAATTGAATTATGGACTGGGGCCGGTAAAACAGTATTGGGTCTTAAAATTATAGAAGTTTTAAAAAAAAAAACAATTATTTTTGTTCATAAAACGTTCCTAAAAAACCAATGGGTAGAGAGAATCGAAGAATATTTACCTGGTGCTCGCATTGGAACAATACAAGGTCAAATAGTTGATATAGAAAATAAAGATATTGTGTTAGCAATGATACAAAGTGTTAGTATGAAAGATTACCACGAATCATTATTTGATAGTTTCGGTCTGAGTTTGTATGATGAATGTCATCACATGTCAAGTGAAGTATTTAGTAATTGTCTGAAAAAATGTAATACATTATACGGACTTGGATTAAGCGCTACAATGGAAAGAAAAGACGGATTAACAAATGTCTTCAAAATGTATTTAGGAGACATATGCTATAAACATTCTAAAAATAGTTCCCAAGACAATGTTTTAGTAAAAGCAATAGATTTTATTGTACAAGATAACGAATATAATGAAGTCGAGCACGATTTTAGAGGACAAATAAAATATAGCACTATGGTTAGCAAAATTTCTAATTTTAATTTGCGCAGTGATTTTATTGTACATATTTTAGAAAGTGAAATGTTCATAAATCCAAAACAACAATTCATTGTATTGGCTCAAACAAAAAATCTGTTAAATTATTTATATAAAGCATTGTGCTATAAAAATTTTGCTTCTGTTGGATATTATATTGGTGGCATGAAAGAAGACGATTTAAAAAAAAGTGAATCAAAAAAAATTATATTGGCAACATTTAGTATGGCAGCCGAAGCATTGGATATTAAATCATTAACAAGTTTATTTTTAGCAAGTCCAAAATCTGATATTATTCAGGCAGTAGGTAGAATTTTGAGAGAAAAACATAGCAATCCATTAATAATAGATTTAATAGATAATCACGATGTGTTTTTAAATCAATTTGCTAAACGACGAGCATTTTATAATGAAAAAAATTATAAAATAATCCGCACTAATCAAGAAAAATATAATGAATATATTAAATATTTAAAATCTCTCAGTACAACTATAAAAACTGATGAAAACTGTACTATTTCTATTATTGAAAAAGAAATAGTACATAATATTATAAACCAAGAACGCTTACAAGATTTTCCCCATGCTTGTAGTCTTAATTATTGGAGTTATTTATTATATAAATCACGCAAAACTAATTTATTAAATAATACAAAACAATTGCCCATACAAGGCGATTCTAAATGTTTAATTTTGCTATAAAAATTTATTAATATTAGTTATATTTAACTCGTTGTGATTTTTTATATTTTTTCCCCGCATATCTTCGTTGTCTTTTTCTTGTATATGAACCTCTATATCTATAACCTCCACGCATTTATATATAAAAAATATATAAAAATAATTTTTTATTATAAAAAAGTTTTTTATAAAAAATTATTCAATTGATACGATGAAATTTCTGATTATAATTTAATATCTGCGAGTTCTTTTTCCTCTTCCTCGTCTTCTTCTTGTGCTACTTCTACTTCTACTTCTACTTCTACGACGTCTACCACCTTGCTGGTGCTGCTGGTGCTGCTGATGCTGCTGATGCTGCTGATGCTGCTGACCGCCTTCTTGAATAAACATACCTTCAAATGGTGATATCATTGTTTTTATATTACAAATATATTTTATTTTTATAAAATAGTGAATTAATTTTATTTTTATCACAAATAATATTTGTTTTTGCTAAATTTTTAGGAATCCATTTCTTAAATTTTTTATTATAAATACATTCAATAATATATGTTTTATTTAAATCAACATATTTTTCTAAATTAATATTTTCAAATTCTTCTTCATTATCACTTTCTTCCAATAAATCAAGATTTTTATTTTCTTTTATTTTTCTAAATAAACTATTCATAAAAACACTTGTTTTATAACTATCGATTAACGCATAATCATAGAAAGTTTCTTTATTATTTTCTAAAATATATAAATTGTATATATCTTGAGTTATACACGCGGTTACTTTAAAATTATAACCATAATTTTTTTCATTATTGTTTAATAATTTATTAGTTATAATAAAATTTCCTAAATATTTATTACTATTATAACATGAAATACAATATATTTCATAGTCTAATTTATATACTATTTTGAATATATCATCGTAACTATCTAAAATTATTCCTAAATAAACGCCAAAATAATTATTCTTCAAATATACATTTAAAGAATTATTTACTATGTAGTGTAGCACATTTTTACACATATTTAATTTAAATGTAAAATTATTGCTTAAATATGTATTTAATACATTATTAAAGAAATTATAATTTATAATGTTATCTAATATGAAATAATGATATGTAGAATTATTTTTATCTTTTTTGTAAAAATATGTTCCAACTAATAATACATTATTATAACATAATGTATTATCATAATTCATGTCAAACTTATAAAATTCATTTGACTCATCGGCAATATTTCTATTATTTATAAATATTAGCAAACATAACAACTCTTTTTTATAATATGTAAACCATAAATATGATATTCTTCCCTTGGGTTTTAGAATATAATAATTAGCAGTGATTACTAAGTTAGAAACAGTAAATTGTTTATTTTTAGTAGCACTATTTATATAATTAGTGTTAGGAAATTTGTTTGCTATAAATTTAAAATCGTTAAATTTAACTAAATAAGAACTTTCTGTATTTTTTAGTTTGCAATATTTATTTTGTTCTAACATAATATATTTATTAGACAATAACTATTTAAATAAATTTATCAATTTTAACTATAAATTTATTTATAGCTTAGAAAGTTATTTATAGCTTATAATTTTAATTTATTAAAAAAATCATTTAATTCTGATTTCATATCATTAGTTAATTCATTATTTGTTAATTCATTATTTGTTAATTCATTATTGTAATTTGTTAATCCATTATTGTAATTTGTTAATCCATTATATTTGTTTAGTTCTTCTAAACCTGTGCTATTAATTTGTAATTTATTTGAAACTAAGACTGTTTTTTTTGCTTTAATTGTATTTTCTTGTATATTATTATTCGAATCATTATTATAGGTATTATAATAATCTTTAATTAGTGTTGAAGTGAGATTGTTTTGAAAAAATAAATATAAATTATGTAATAAAAAAATTAATATAACATATATTAACGTCCATTGTATAATATATAGAATCATTTGATTTGTATATTATAAAAAAAAATAATATTTAATTACAACTTATTATATATTTTATAAAAACTTAAACACTAGTTAATATAACTATTAACTAATAAATAATAAATGTTGTCTTGTATTACGTTAAAAAATACAAGTCTTAAACTTTTAAAAGTAAAAAATGTTACTGAAGAAACCATTTATAAAAAATGTGGATATAAGACTCCGATAAATTTTAAAAAGATTTATACGTGGAATTTAAATGAAAAAACTATTGAATTATGGTCGAAAGAAGATACTAATATTAAAAATTACAATGAGCATAGTATTTTAACTAGTTATGCTATAAAAGTAAATGTAAATAATAAATGTATATTTTTTTTAAGAAATAAAGAACAATTTATTAATTTAGACACTAATGTTTTTAATAAATTTTTTAATTTAAAAGAAACTATAGAAATTAGCAAAGATGATAGTAACAATGAACATAATAACAATGACATAAATGATAATAGTGATAATATTAACGCCAATTCTACATCATGTATTGAAAAAACAAATGACTTATTAAATAAATTATTACATAATAATAGTTCAGAAAATGAGGACAATTATGAATTTAATTCAGAGTTAAGTTACGAATTATATAGTTATTCAGACGAAGAGGATGATACTAACTAAACTAAATAAACTAAAAATAAAATATAAAAATAAAATTGATAATATTAATATTTAATACATTATATTAATATTATGAGTAAATTTAATAGAAAAATCAATGATCCTGAAAATTTTAGAGCAAATGTTGTAAAAAATTTATATAATATAATACAAAATCAAAAAATTAGTGAAAATTTAGAAAAAGGCATATATAATTATTCTTTGGACATAAGCGAAGAAAAAAAAATTATAAAAAAGTGGTCTAATGAATCGTTTGTTGTTATATATATACAAAAATTGCGCACGTTATTATTTAATCTAAAAAATAAAGACTTATTAGAAAAATTGTTATCTAAATCATTAAAAGCACATGAATTTGTTTATATGAGTCATCAAGAATTACGACCAGATTTGTGGAATGTATTACTTGAAGAAAAAAAAATTAAAGATGAAAATAAATATACACCAAAAATAGAAGCCTCAACAGATAATTTTGTTTGTGGCAAATGTAAGTCTAAAAAATGTACTTATTATCAATTACAAACACGAAGTGCTGATGAACCAATGACTACATTTGTAACATGTTTAGATTGTGGAAATAGATTTAAGCGTTAGCTTTATAATAAATCTAAATCTTGTAATTTCCAATACTCAAAATTATTATTTGGTAATGGTCTTTGAATTATAAAAGGTAGTTTCTTTTGTTCCAGTTCCATTTGCGCAATTAAATAATTATCAATTATTTTTTCACTGTAAGTTACATATGGATTAGAACCACTGTTCAATTGTTTTACACGCATTCCTAATATTTTGGTTTTTTCATACTTTGTCAATAATGGCATAGTTTTATGTAATTCATCTACAATAATTCCATCCTTATTGCGTGTAATCTTGCTTAGTTCTTTTATTTCGTTAAAATTTTTATATAAACATTCATTGTGATAATTTAATGTATGATTTTTTTTTAACTCGTTATTAAATTTATGGAAATCGTTTTCTCCTAAATCTTCTACTTCATAATCATATTTTGTATAACTACTTTTTGGGTTATCAAATACATTTAATTTCTCATCTGCTTCGGATTCGTCTAGTTTAATTTCCTCATCTAATTCTTCATCATCGCTTATAATTTCATCATTTGTATCAGAATTGCTACTTTGGTTGCTCTGGTTATCTTCGTTTTCACTTAACACTTCTTCTTCTAAATCATCCATATTATAAATTAAATTATAGTACTATAAAAAAAATTATTTATATCAATTATATTTTTTAATAATATTGAACTATTGAAATATTAATTTGTTTTCCAAACAAAATCACAATGACTACATAAATATAAATATTTCATAGATGTGTCATCATAACGAATAAATATAATTTCTTTTTTAGTTGAATCGAACTCAGTCTTATTTGTTTCACAAGTTTCATTTGGACATTTAATATACTTGACCCGTGGTAAAGTAATATCTAACTTTGTATATTTATTAATATGAACACCAAATTTATCTTCTGATTTATTAATATTTTCTCTCAAAATACATTCATTTACATTTATAAGTTTATCATCGACATTACCACAATTTCTACAATAATAAACAATAGTATCACAATCTTCATTTTCTAACTTAATATAATACATATTATCACAAATAGAACAAAAATCCATAGCAAATATATATATATAATAATTGTTAAATTATTTTTATATAATCAATTTTACATATTAATATTTTAAACTATGTTAATTTCCAATACTAAATTATAAAGTTTTTCATATTCTAGATTAAAAGTTAAATTATACATTGAAATAAAAAATTTCTTCTTTTTTTGAATAATTTCTACATTTTCTACATTTTCTACATTTTCATAACTTTTGTCAATAAATTTGCCATATTTTATTTTATTACTATTAAGATATTCAACAATATTATTTTTATTAGCTTTAAATGTTTCATATATTATAGTTTTGAATTTATACATAATTGCTATATCATCTTTAGTTCTAGTACTAACATTAGCACCAACATTGTAATTTTGTATATAATTTATAATTTTACATATTGAAAACTCTACATTTTTATATGTCACTAAATAATTATATTTTTCAATAGCGTTGTTATTTTCTTGAACTCCTGGTTCATTTAATAGTGGATTTTCACATAATACACTAGATAATGTTATCAATATAGAAGTAATAGTTTGACACGACGTCCAACCTTCACCGGACCAAGTATTTAATAGTGATAAACATACTTTTCCATTTGTGTACAAATTTGGATTAAAACGCATAGTTCCATCATTTGTTAAATAACGCACAACTGGTGGAGAAAACGGATAATTGTCTGGAAAATTAAATTCAAAAAAATAATAACCATAACCATAAGGGGTATTTTTTTGTCCAATTATTAAAGCATAACCCTTCAATATATTTTCTTCATCATGTTTATAATATATATTTTCTAAACTTAAAGAACGCTCGTCATTTAAAATACATTTAACATCACTTGCTATTCTTTTAATAGTACTATTATTTATACTCATAATTCATATTAATAATAATATTATATTTTTAATTAGATTTCAAAAAATATTATAAATTAAAATATTATAAAATTGAAATAAAAATATATTATATATATTATATTATAACAATGGCAAATATAAATACCAATACACATACTTCATCCAAATGGGATGACTATTTAAAATCCTTAAGAGCAGAAAAAGGTTCAATTATTACACATACAAAAATTGGTAATAAAGAATTAAATATATTTGGCGGCAGTTATAACATCCCAAATTTGGGCGAGTTTTGGGATAAATATTATCAGTATGTATTTGTGGAAAAAAATAAAGAATATTTGACTGAAAAACAATTAATAGATGACGGTCCTTTATTGGTTGATATTGATTTGCGCTATGAAAGTTCAGTTAATTCAAGACAACATAATAAAGATCATATAATTGATTTAATTGCCTTATATGTTAATAAGTTAAATTTATTATATGAAATTCCAAATGGTTCTAAAATAAACGTATATGTATGCGAAAAACCAGATGTAAATAGCATGGAAGATAAAACAAAGGATGGTATTCATATTGTATTTTGTATTAAGATGCATAAATCACATCAGTGTGTCTTGCGTAAAATGGTAATCAGTGAAATAAAAGGAATATGGGATAATATTCCAATTACAAACACTTATGAAGACGTATTTGATGAAGGAATAACAAAAGGATTTGTAAATTGGCAAATATATGGTTCGCGGAAACCACAACATAAAGCATATAGTTTAACTAATTTATTTGAAGTTACTTATGATAGTGAAGAAGAGCTATGGAATTTTAAAGAATGTAATATTTCAAAAATTAATATTCAAGAACATTTACCATTAATGAGTGCGCGTTATAAAAACCATCAATCATTTGAACTAGTAACTAATCCATCTATTCTTGAAAAAATAGAATTTGAAAAAAAAGAATTAAATAATCGCGAACATAAACCAAAAGTAAACATCATTAGCAATAAGATTGACCTTGATATGTATGATTTTTCAAAAATAGATAATATGGCAACACTAGATAATTTGATTGAATGCTTTATTGATGAAATTTCTTGTACAGAATATGAAATTAAAGAAACGCACCAATTTACTATGATTTTACCGGAAAATTATTATGCAACTGGTTCATACAATAAATGGATTCGTGTAGGATGGGCACTTAAAAATACTCACGAAAAACACTTTTTAACGTGGGTAAAATTCAGTTCTCAAGACTCTTCATTTAGATTTTCAGAAGTTCAAAATATGTATGCTATGTGGAAAAATTTTGATGTTAAAAATAGCGACGGTCTAACAAATCGTTCAATTATGTTTTGGGCAAAAACAGATAATTTAGTGGAATATAAGAAAATTAGAAATGAAACAATCTCATATTATATTGAACAAACATTACAAACAATGATTTTAAAAGATAAAGTTGCCGAGTTTGACTTAGCAGTAGTATTGTATCAATTATTTAAAGACCAATTTGTATGTGTTAGCATTAAAAATAATCTATGGTATGAATATAAAAATCATAAATGGAATGAAATAGATTCAGGAAGCACTCTTCGGTTATTAATATCCAAAAAGATGCATGATATTTATTGTGCTAAATCACATGAACTAATTGAAGTTATTACAAAAAAAGAGAATAATGATGAAAATACCGAAAATTTGAAAACGCGTTCTCTTAAATTAGGCGATATATGTATATTGTTAAAAACTACTAGTTGGAAAAATAATATTATGAGAGAGGCCAAAGAGTTATTTTATGACAAAGAATTTATGAATAAACTGGATTCCAATGTTTATTTACTATGTTTCAATAATTATGTAGTTGATTTTAAAAACAAAATACATAGAAAAGGTAAGCCAGACGATTATATTTCTAAATCAACAAATATTGATTATATTCCTTATAAAGTTTTAACCAGTTCTTGTAAATCGAGTATTAATAATAATTATGACTCTATTATTAAAGAAATAAATAAATTTATGGATGAACTATTTCCAGATCCAGAATTACGACGCTATATGTGGGAACACTTGGCATCCACACTTATTGGAACAAACGACAATCATACATTTAACATATATACCGGCAGTGGTTGTAATGGTAAATCCAAATTAGTTGAATTAATGAGTAGATGTTTAGGGGATTATAAAGCAACGGTTCCAATTACTTTGATTACACAATCGCGCAATTGTATTGGTTCAACATCTCCAGAAATTGTTGCTTTGATGGGTGTTCGTTATGCTGTTATGCAAGAACCAAGCAAAGGAGATACTATTAATGAAGGTATTATGAAAGAAATTACAGGAGGCGATCCAATTCAGGGTCGTGCATTATTTAAAGATAGCGTTACTTTTATTCCACAATTTAAATTAGTTGTATGTACAAATGTTTTATTTGACATTAATACAAACGATGATGGCACATGGAGACGAATTCGTATTTGTGATTTTATGTCTAAATTTAACGAATCTCCATATGGCGACGAAGATAAATTTCCTAAATCTAATTTTCCATATCAATATTTAATTGATAAAAAAATAGATGAAAAATTTACATTATGGGCACCCATTTTAGCATCTATGTTGGTAAATATAGTATATGAAACACAGGGCATAGTTAAGGATGTTAAAATTGTAACATCGGTGAGTGATAAATATCGTGAAGGCCAAGATTATTTAACTGAATTTGCTAAAGAGAAAATATCTCGTAAGCGCGATAAATCAATCAAAAAGACCGAGATTATGGAAGAATTCAAAAAATGGTATATTAATCAATATGGTAGAAACAATATACCAAATGGTAAAGAAATAACCGACTATATGAATAAACAATATGGAAAATGTAATCGTGGTAAGTGGTATAATGTTGAGTTTAATTATGACGACACTAGCGATAATGAAAATGAAATTGTATAAATATATAAATATATTAATGTATAAATGTATAAATGTATAAATGTATAAATGTATAAATGTATAAATGTATAAATGTATAAATGTATATTATAATATTTTTTTTTACATAGAAAAAATATTAATTTTTACTTTATAATATCTTCATAACTTTTCGCATCTTCTTTCAAATTATTTGCTTCTAAAAAGTATATATATCCTTCATATGCAAAATTTATTAAGTGGGCTAATATTATAGGCATAATTAAATATATAAATAATAATAAAACTAAAAATTTATTTGTATATTGTTTTTCACTTACAAATTTAGAAAATATTAAGTATATAATAACAGCACTATAATACACAAGTAATATATATAATCGAATATTAGTATAAAAATCATAACTACTAGTTTGATATAGATTTTTCCTATTATCTACATGTAAATTTGTTTTATAACTATCTATTTTTGCTTGTATTCTTTGTAATTCATCCAATTTATTATTTATGGCTTTTGTGAATGATTCTCTATGTAGATATAATGACGCGTAATCTTTAGTAAATGCTATGTAATAATCATATAAAGATTGTATAATACGTCTTTCAGTTATTATGAAGCCATTCATTGTTGTATAAGCATTAATTCTACATTCCTCTTCAAATCTTGCTCTATCCCTAAATGTAGCATGTCGAGATTCAACAGCGTCTCTAGTAAATTGGGCTAAGTCTGTACTAGTTATTCCTTCATTACCTTCAATAAATCCTTCCTTATTTGATTGTTTTATTTTTATAGATGGATAGAATATAGTTTTCCAATCATTATTAGTTTGCTTAGTTTGATTGGTCTCGTCTGTTATAGGCATTAATAAGTCTCTAGTTCCTGTATCTATATTACCATCTTTAATTGTACTATCAATTGCTCCTTGTATGTACTGCGTTGATTTTTGACACTCGTTAATTATATCGTCGGCAGCTGCCTTACAATTACAAGGAACGCATGTGTCCATACCCTCAATAAATCCTTCGTGATTATTAAAACTTTCTGCTATTTTCTTATAATCAGCAACCCATTTGCTATTAGGTGCTAGAGCATCAGCATAGTCTTTCATAATAGCATCGGCATTTTCTTTACCCATTAAACTAGTCATAGTTTGTTCTAAAGTATTTGATACTCCTGAACTGCCTGCTTTATTACAAGCAGCAATTACTCTTGGAACCTCGGCGTCACAATTACAATCGGGACATGTGTTAGATGGTTTAGAAGCTGCCTTTCCCATAATAAAATGTTAATTAATATAATTTAATATATTATATTAATTAATTAATATTATATATTATAATTTTTTATAGTTATTTTTATAATTATTTTTATAATTTTTTATAATTTTTTATAATTTTTTATAGTTATTTTTATAATTATTTTTATAATTTTTTATATTTATGTTACTTGTATATTATTTTGTGTTTTATTAAAGGAATCTGGGTCGCTATTATTTAATGAAGCCGATACCAATTGTGATGTTGTCACAAATGGTTGAACTAGCGAATAAGAACCAGGTTGATTAGATTTACCAAAAAGTCCGTCTAAATATCCATTTAATGTTTCGTCTAAATAACCACCAACTGGTCCTCCCTCCATATAATTCATAAACGTGTCTTTTACTACACATTTATTTAAAGCCGGATCAAAAACAAGTCCAGATGTAGTGCCAGGACAGCAGTCTTGTCCAATACATGTTCGAGCAAATGTAGATAATAAATTCTTTTTTCTAGTAATTTCTCCGCTTTTCTCTAATACAGCAGCTTCTCTATCGTAAGGAATTAGTATTTTATCAAAATCTTTGCTGTCTCTCATATATATATCGATTAATTTATAGATAATATAACAAATTGTTATAAATATAACAACAACAACCATTATATTTGTAATATTGCTAGGCAGCAAAGAATTTTTATTAGCAATAACAATAGGCACAAGAATTATACAAGCAAATATAATAACTATCAATATATTGGTGTATTCCTTATATGCTTTATCATAATATGTATTTATTTCTATTTTACGTTCTTTTTCTGTATTTTGTTGAGCAATTTTACTATAAACCTCTTCAAAATCATTTTTCTTTCCATCATTTAACATATAATCTGTTAAAACGTTAGTAAAAATATTGTCTTTTTTTATAATATATTCGCTTATAGCATTCGCAGTTTCTTTCTGTTGTAAAGCATCTACTTGAGATAGTGTAGCGTCTGTTTGTCCTGTTATATTATTATTGGTTCGATTAATAGCATCTAAAAAGTATCCTCGATGCTGCTCCTGGGTCACCATCCCTTCTTTAATATTTGATATATATGAAGAAAATAAATTTTGACCAATATTAGCAAATCCTTCGCTTGCCTTTGGTTCTATAGTTTTTGTAGTTTCTAAAGTTTCTTTTCCAATATTATTTAACTCATTAAGTGTTTGTAATTTATTTTTAACATGGTTAATATTAATATTAATTTTTGCCATAGCTTCCGTTATATCTTTTATGCTTGAATCTAATATATCAAGTGTATCATCTATATGAGACCCAACTTCTTTACTACTTTTAACGGCAGACTCAGCATTAGTTTTTTGAAGCATATCAGGACTTGTAATAGAGTCATATGTTGCTGTTAAAGAAGGTTTTATAGTAAAATTTGAAATATGTTTTCCATTCATAGTAGGTGTTTGTTCATTTGTATTTGTTATTTTTTTTTGATAAATAGCTGCTAAACTATTAGTTTTTGTTAAATCGTTTATTTTTCCATTTGAGTACATTTGTCCAACATTTTCACCGGGACCCCTATTATTTGGTTCTCCTCCATTCCAATTAGTACTATTTGGATTATATGGTGTTCCATCGACCCATTGCCATGCGCTATTTATATTAGATGGCACATGGTTTCGTTTTCCACCTCCTGCGAGGTTATTTTCTATTAGTGCATTTGGATGATACAAACCAATATAAAAAGAACCATATTTATACCTATCTTGTCCCAATTCTGTTAACATTTTATTTATTTCTAAACTAGTTTCAAAACAAGCTAATGTTGCTCCTTGTGCTTCGGCATCTTTTTTATGATTTAACCAAGGTTGTGCTTTTGGATTAATATAATACTTTTTGTTATTTACAACATTACTATCAGAAGATGCTGGAATAGTTATTTTAGGCGGGGTTCCAGATGGATTTTTACTTGTATAAAAACTAATACTATTACATAAAACACTAGTAAGCGTATTAGCACTTGAATTTGTAATTTGAATTTGTACTAACCATTCGTCATCTGAAAAATTAACTGTTTCAATTGAACTAGTTTTATCAGAAATAGTTCCTATAAGTTCTCCTGTTTTATTGAGGTCACGATATGAAATTTGTATGCCCATAATTCCAAAACTTGTATAGTGGACATCTAGTTTGCTAATTTTATTAGTATAATTCCACATATCAAAACGATGATTTTGTGTCCATGTTTCCAAATTTGTATTTTTTTCATTTATAGATACTTCTTGTTGCATTATTTCTGTTTTTTTAGCAATAAGTTTATTTTTACTAGCCAACATACTAGAATGTGATTCTTCTAATTGATGTAGTTCTATATTTAATTTTGCCATGCTTTCGGGATCTGTTCCAATATTATTTAGCGCTGTTGTACTTTTTTCTATTAATTCTTGGTTGTTTTTGATTTCATCTTTTAAACCGTATAAGTCGGTTGAATTAATCCCATTAACTAATTGTGTTAATATAACAGCATTATCATAACCTTCAATATTTGTCATTATAGTATTAATTTATATATATATAAATATATATAAATATAAATATAAATATTATCTACTTAATTTTTTAAATAAAACCAAAAACATTATTATAAAAATACAAGCAAATATAGAGTAAATTATAAGATATAGTTTATTTGAAGCCGATTTTATTTCTATATCTTCTAATCTAGCATCATTTAAAACATTATTTTTTCTTAAATTATTTATTTTATTTGTATAATTATATTCAAATGGTGTTCCTGGAATTGTTCTTATATTAGCATTTAATGACGTATTTAAATTGGTTACTTCTCCTAAAGGATTAACATATAACATTATATATAAATTTATATATATATATATATAAAAATTTACATATAAAATATTAACTTTATATATTTTCAACTAAATTATAATTTTAAATAATGTGTTATAAATAATACCATAACTGTAATAATTATTATATATATAATTAGTACTTTTTCGTTTATTAATTTAGATGACTTATATAAAATTAATACTATAACAGTTATAATCATTATAAGTGCCAAAATCAAATAACGAAGATTACTTGATATAGATTTGGGAGCATTGCCATCTATTAATCCGTCTAAATTATTAGACTTGTTAGACGTATTTGATTTTTTGTCTAAATCCACTAGATAAGACGTATTTCTTTGAGCAGGTGCTAAAATACTATTATTAATTGCAGGAGTATCCCGAAACATATCTGTATATAAAACATTTTTAGTATTATTAAATATAGTGCTATTTAAGTTAGTAAATTTAGTAAATAATTGCTCGTATCCAGTTTTTATTTGTCCTCTTAAACGTTCAGCATTGGAAGAAGTAGCAGTCTTTAACAAATTTCTACTATTATCTATACTATATAAAGCACCTAAAACTTGTGTGCTTTCTTCTAAGTATGGGTCTATATAATCTAATATAGTTTTATTATTATTAAAGTATGATTTATTTATATAACCAACACCATTATAACAGCTGTCATATGCGATACCGGGAAATTTTGTTGAATTACAACTTATTTTAATAGGATCTGCTCTTCTACTTGTATCAATACCCGAATCATCTAATATTCCTTTATAAGTATAACATGATCTATCTTTAAATGTAAAAACATGACAACTAGCGTCGGTACATATTCTCTCACATTCGCCTAAATTTGTTACTATTGGTGGTGAAGGATTTAAATTATAAAAATGAGTGTTTCTATTTTTACATACATCTACATATGTTCCAACATCAAAATTTTCAACTGTGCGATCCTCTTTTTCATTTAAACTATTAACAATAGTATCTTGAAGATGTATTTTATCATTAAAGTATAATAAATAAATACTAAATACTACTATTAATGATATAATAATAACATTAGTGTATTTATTGCTTTTTAAATCAGCAGTAAATTTATTTTTACTTTTCATAATATACTTAATATTTTAATATATTTTAAAATATTTTAATTTAAATATATTCAAGAATTAAATATTTGATAACATTAAATATTTGATAACATTAAAAATTTGATAAATATATATACTAAAGTTATCCCTAAAACATATAATAAATATAACGATTCTTTTTTATATATTATAAAAATCAGTAATCCTACTAATATTAATATAAATACAAAATCTATAACTTTTGTAATATAATTACTAATAGCACCTTGCTTATTTGATTTAGTATTACTATTATTTATAGTATCAATAATATTGTTGGAATTATTTTCTGTTTTAGAGCAATCCATTTTGATAGCGCTGCAATTATTATTGATACATCCTAAATAATCTTTAGAGTCAACTATTGTATTGTATAAGTTTTGATTTATTTGTTCTTTTTCATTATTTTCTAAAATAATTTTTTTAGAAGTTAATAATTTGTTATTTTGATAAATATCTTCATTTAGTTCTTCAGAATAAAATATAACTTTGTTTTCATTTGCCATAATATTAAATATTCTTAATATTATAATATATTTTATTTGAATAATAAAATATATTAAACTTAATGGTTGCGTTAAGTTGCTTTTTTTTTTGTAAAATAAAAAATAAAATAAATAATAAGTAATACTAATATAATATTTTCTATAATTTTAAATTGAGTTAATAAAGTTGAATCGTCTAATCTTCCATTATTTGCTCCACCAGAAGTTAATAAATTATTTAACTCTTTTGATTTAGTAATAATGTTTAAATTTATTGCCCTTAATGTGTTATTGTCAAAACTATTTAGATAATTAATACTTGACAAATCAGTTTTTATATCATCTAACTTAGTAAATAAGTTGTTATAGTTTGTATTCAATGCTGTAATTTCCACATTTAATAATCTCAAATTTTCTGGAGTTGGAGTACATATATAATTTTTAAAGCTACGAGTTAAAGCACCGTGACCACTATTAGTGCTCGTATAAGTGGGGTCAGTTGTGTCAAATTTAAGCAACTCTTCAAACTGTGTTAATTGTGCTAAAGTAGTCGAATCTGTATAAGTACTTGGATCTGTCATATTTCTCATAATATTAATATTATCACTAGTAAGTAGTGGTCTTCTATAGTACGCATACTTAGATTTTGGTGTATATATTTGTTCGTCTATTACATATTTAAAACAGACTTGCTGATTAAATGGTTTATTTAGATTAAACAATAAATTATTACAACTATCAGCAATGGGCATAGGTTGAGTACTATAAGGAGGATTCGTGGTAGAACCATTATTAAACAAGCTATCAAATAATTGTAGTGCGCGCTGAATTGTTGTGTCATTACCAAATATAGATGTATTATTAGTATTATTATCCACTTTTGGAATATAGCAATTTGTATAAATATTATTATTTAATGTGCTACTTATATCATTAATTAAAAAAAACTCACTATTAGTTCTTATAGATTGGATTTCACAATCCCTAACACTTGATACAGTTGAATGATAAAAGTCATTTGCTAAAATACGATTAAAAGATGCTTCACTAACTGCTGTTGGTTTTGAATAACATTTATCAAAAGTAAAATAATTATTACTAGTCATTATAAAGTAATATATTACTATATATTTTATAAAAAAATTTATAAAATATAGTTATTTTAATAATTTAATAATTTAATAATTTAATAATTTAATAATTTAATAATTTAATAATTTAATAATTTAATAATTTAATAATTTAATAATTTAATAATTTAATAATTTAATAATTTAATAATTTAATA